AATGATAACGGTCGTAAAAAAGGGTGGCGCAAGTATTTCAAGGTCGCTAACACCGGCGGCCAATTAAGTCCAATTTCGGGCGGCAATCAATTTGGGTTACCTGGATATGATCGCCAACGCGGCGGTGATTTTACCAGTGGTACACCCAATGATTTTGCATTCCGCAACTATGCAAGCCGCTTACCAGAAGTATATTCAGGGCATCCAAATCGTATTGAACGTTACAATCAATACGAAAACATGGATGCTGACTCTGAAGTCAATGCCTGCTTAGATATTATTGCCGAGTTTAGTACACAGATCAACGATGATAACAAAACACCGTTCGACATTAATTTTAGTGATAAGCCAACAGATCACGAAATAGAAATTATTAAGAAACAACTGATGCAATGGACTAAACTGAATAAGTTTGACCAGCGTATGTTTAAATTATTCCGCAATACCATCAAGTACGGCGATCAAGTATTCCTACGTGACCCAGAAACTTTTGAAATGTTCTGGATTGACAATGTTAAAGTAGCCCGTGTTATCGTCAACGAGTCAGAAGGCAAGCGCCCTGAACAGTATATCATTCGCGATATTAACCCTAACTTCCAAAACATGAGTGTAGCCAGCAAAACTACCAGCGATTACTATGTGAGCCGTGCTACAGGATCAGTTGGACAAAATAACTATACATCACCTAGCGGTGGCGCAGGTGGCGGTGGTAGTTCTGGTACAGGAAACAGCCGGTTTACACAGGCTATGAACGAATCGTGTATTGATGCTCGCCATATTGTACACCTGACCTTAAACGAAGGCTTGGATTATTTCTGGCCCTTTGGTCAAAGTATTCTAGAAAATATTTTTAAAGTTTACAAACAAAAAGAATTGCTAGAAGATTCTGTCCTGATTTATCGTGTACAGCGAGCACCAGAACGCAGATTATTCAAAATTGACGTGGGCAACATGCCTAGCCATATGGCCATGGCCTTTGTGGAACGTGTCAAAAACGAAATGCACCAGCGCAGAATTCCTACCAACACCGGCGGTGGCGCCAACATGATGGATGCTAGTTATAATCCATTGAGTATTAACGAAGATTACTTTTTTCCACAAACTGCCGACGGGCGTGGTAGCTCAGTAGAAGTACTACCCGGCGGCGAAAACCTAGGCGAAATTGACGATTTAAAATACTTTAATAATAAAATGGCCCGCGGCCTGCGTGTGCCAAGTAGCTACCTGCCCACCGGACCCGACGACTCAAATCTAGCCATGAATGATGGGCGTGTAGGCACAGCACTTATCCAAGAATACCGTTTCAACCAGTACTGTATGCGTTTACAACGCTTGATCATGCAGAAGCTAGATGACGAATTCAAGATGTTCCTGCGTTGGAGAGGCTTTAATATTGACGCCGGATTGTTTAGTATCAGCTTATGTGAGCCACAAAACTTTGCCAGCTATCGCCAAGCAGAAATGGATACTACTCGCATTACAGCATTTAGCCAGCTAGAGCCATTACCATATATGAGTAAGCGTTTTATGATGAAGCGTTATCTAGGATTGACTGAAGAAGAAATCATGGAAAACGAAGAAAAATGGCGTGAAGAGCGTGAAGAGCCAGAACTTGAAACTACACAAGGTCAAGACCTGCGTAGTATTGGTATTACACCAGCTGGACTTGAAACCGATATTCAAGCCGGTCAAGATCTTGCCGGAGCAGATATTATGGGCAATGAAGCAGGTACACCGCCAATTCCTAGTGTAGCCCCACAAGGTTCTTCGCCTGGTGCAGGTGCTCCTGCAGCCGGTGCTCCTGGCATCCCCGGAGTATAAATACCTGTATGATTCTCAACGAAATTTATAACAAAAGTCCTGAAGCATACCAGGATTTAGAGCAAGATAATAGTCAGCCCACACTAGGTGATACTAGAAAAACACGGCTTACTCTGCGCCAGCTTAATAAATTGCGTCAAATGAATGATGTAAGAAGTATTGAGTATAAAGAAAAACTCAAGTTAGTCAAGCAACAGTATGCCCCTCCCCCTGCCGCTCCGGCGATGTAGTTACCTGTAACAAAACAGTCAAAAACACTCAGTTTTGAACCTCAAAAGTACCAATATTATCTATTGGTAGTAAATACCTTACGAGCCATTACCTATAGGAGATATTATGACATCGAAATTTGAACAGTTAATTGAGTTTGTAATCAATGACGAAGAAGACAAAGCTAAAGAGCTTTTCCACGACATCGTGGTAGAAAAATCCCGTGAAATCTACGAAAACCTTATGAATGAGGAAGAAGAAGACGACGCAGAAGAAAATGATTCTGAAGAAGATGACGCAGAAGAAGATTTAGACGAAGGCACGGAATCTATCGGCGGCGACGCTAGCGACGATTTAATGCAAGATGTTGAATCAGACGAAGCTGGTATTCAAGAAGAAGAGTCTGATGCTGAATTTGACGATTCTGCTGAAGAGGACGGCGAAGATTTGACACACGACATTGAAGGCGGCAATGATGTTGAACACGATATCGAAGATCGCGTTATTGACTTAGAAGACAAACTTGACGAACTCATGGCTGAATTTGAAAGCCTAATGGGCGGCGACGAAGGTGGCGAACATTCTGATTTAGGCGGTGAAGAAGGTGACGAACTTGGCGGTGATGCACTTGCACAAGACGACACTGAAGCATTTGCCCCAGAAATGATGGAAGAAAACATTAATTTAGCGGCTGCTCCAAAGCCTGTAACAAGTGAACCAGCTGGTACAAATACCAAGTCTACTGTAGCATTTAACAGTGGTGCTAAAGGTATGGAAGGTGCTCCAGTTAAAATGACTGGTGACACAGCCAAAGGCCGTTCTGCTCCGGGCACACAAGCAGTAAGCAGTGACAAGTTCCAAAACGAACCTGCAACTGGCAGTAAAAAATTATCTCCAGCACCGAAGCCTACAACGGCCCAAGCAGCTGGTGTTAATACACGTACTCCATTTCCAAAAGGTTAATGGCTAGATATGGCTCGTAACACTTATCTTAAAGAACATCTAAGCTTCACTCAAGCAGGACTTGAACTCCTGTCTGAGGAAGCCCAAGATGGTTCCGGACACAAAACTTTAAAGTTAAAAGGTGTGTGTATCGAGGGTGGCGTTAAAAACGCTAACGAACGAGTATATCCAGTTGATGAAATCGCTAAAGCAGTAGACACTATCAACGAACAAATTAGAACAGGTCATTCAGTCCTGGGCGAAGTAGATCACCCAGATGATTTGAAAATTAATTTGGATCGTGTAAGTCACATGATTGAAAAAATGTGGATGGATGGCCCTGCTGGAATGGGAACATTAAAGATACTACCTACACCGATGGGCGAACTAGTAAAAACTATGTTGACTAACGGTGTAAAATTAGGGGTTAGCAGTCGTGGCAGCGGTAATGTCAACGATGCAAACGGACATGTCAGTGACTTTGAAATTGTCACTGTAGATGTGGTTGCTCAACCCTCAGCTCCAAATGCGTACCCTACAGCAATTTATGAAGGCCTTTTGAATCACAAAGGTGGACAAAGATTGTTAGATATGTTCAAGGACCCAGCTAAGAGCAGCAAAGCACAGAGATACGTTAAAGAAGAAGTAATGCGTTTAATTAGAGGATTAAAAGTCTAATCGGCGGATTTATTAAAAAGAACTTAGAGAATTAGCACATTAGGTCTAATTCGATAGTATACAGCAGTAAATTATGCTGTAAGCAGTAAATAGAATTAACGAAAAAGGAATATACTATGTTAGATAGTTTAAAACCGTTACTAGATAGCGACTTGATTAACGAAGAAGCTCAACAACAGATCTCAGAAGCATGGGAAACAAAGTTGAACGAAGCTCGTGAACAAGTACGTGCAGAACTCCGCGAAGAGTTTGCACACCGCTATGAGCATGATAAGACAGTGATGGTGGAAGCCCTAGATCGTATGGTAACAGAAGGTCTGCAATCAGAACTCCAACAAGTACAAGCTGAAAAGCAACAACTTGCTGAAGATCGCGTTCGTTTCCAAGGCAAAATGAAAGAATCAGCAACGAAGTTTAACTCGTTTATGGTTACTAAATTAGCCGAAGAAATTGGCGAATTGCGCAAAGACCGCAAGATGCACTCTGAAGGCGTTGAGAAGTTAGAAGCCTTTGTAGTACACGCACTTGCACGTGAGATTCAAGAATTTGCAACAGACAAACAAGATGTCGTAGAGACTAAAGTTCGTTTGGTGCGTGAAGCTCGCAAAACATTGGAAGGTCTCAAGAGTAGATTTATTAAAGAATCTGCACAAAAGATGTCCACTGCTGTTAGTACACATCTTAAGGCTGAACTCGGTCAGTTACAAGAAGACATTAAAGTTGCTCGTGAGAACAATTTTGGTCGTCGTATTTTTGAAGCGTATGCAACAGAATTTGGCGCAACTCATCTTAATGAGAAGCAAGAAGTTCGTAAATTGCATGATACAATCGCTGCCAAAGATAGTAAACTTGCTGAAGCCATCAAATTCGCCCAGAAAGCAAAAGTTCTGGTTGAATCAAAAGAACGCGAAATCCGTGTAATTAAAGAATCTAATCAGCGTGAAGCTGCCTTAGAGGAATTGCTTAGTCCTTTAAACCGGGAAAAGCAAGAAGTTATGCGTAATTTGCTCGAAAGCGTACAGACATCACGTTTGTCCAATGCATTCGAAAAGTATCTACCAGCAGTTTTGGAAGACCGTTCCGTAAAAACCCCAAAGGTGATTACAGAAACACTATCCACAGCAACTGGCGATAAATCTGCCCGCAG